CATGCAACCTCGATGCCCCTGAGGACTGCGAAAGCTGTAGCGGATAATGCTAGGGCTAGGTCAATCGTTAACCCAGGAATCGGTCACAGAGGGGATAATTACCTTAGGAGGCTTTACTAGTATCGGAGCAGGGGATCTCCCTGATGATGAAAACGTACAACTGCTCGCTCTCTTTACGTCTCAAGCCATGGATGATCTTCTTGGTTTCGACGGGGATAACAACAGCTCGGGGGATAAACAAGGGGGTACGTACACTCTTACCGTAAGTAGACTGGACGGATCTGGTGACGTTGTAGGTGGAGCAACCTCATCAGGTACGGTATACGCATACAGAGCAGTTGGAACATCGGGTCACNCTCCTGGGGCTTGTTTTTTTAGTACCACCAATTCATCAAACGTAGCTACATCTAATTGGAATTCCGAAGGCTCTGCCTTGATAGATCTGAGTACTTTTGGTGGTACTGATATAACGGGTTCAGACAGTTCAAGCAACTACAGATTTACTTTAACCGTTACTGGATCTGGATACACGTTAGAGTCTATAGTTAGCAGTGATATAGCACTAGATAAACCATAATCATGGCAAGAAGAATAAAATTAGGATTTAACGCATCGGGTGATTCTAACGGATCCGCTGTTGCATCAAAGGCAAGTAAGGGATCCAATACAAATAACTTTACTCAGTCTACATCTTCAAAAAAGCCCACGGCTAAATCAGCGGGTAACGCGCATGCCTCCCTCAACCCTACAGTAACAAGCTCCAGCTGTGATGGCGGAAATGTCATGAGTCTTGCCTCTAGTGAAACGTTAGCCACAGCCAGTGAATGGACAATAATTGTGGCGTGGACAAATGGTGACTACACCAATGACACGTGGTTGATCTCAAGCAACTCAAACGATTATCACTGGGGAATTAAGGCTGGCGGTGCGGCTGTTATTTTTAAGGCAAACGGGACTAAAGCCTCTGCAGGCGAAAGAGATTACCCAACAAACTCAACTGCCAACAGCACTACTTCTTACACCTTTGGATCAGATGTAGAGATGCTCGCCATAGTGGCGGACGGTGACCAGTCTCCAAGGACGTGTGATATTTACAATATAGACGGAGATAAAATTGCTGACGCCGTTGCGGTAAACTCTGCTGGCATTACTACAAGTTTTCCGATTGATCACATTCTAGGAAAAAGTGACGGAACGCTTGGATTGAACGGTGAGATTTTAGATATTTCGGTCTATAACGAAGTTCTTCCCGTTAATATAATTACGGGCAAGGGAAACAAGTACAAGGGCTTCAAGAATTAATTTGAATGGAAAATTTTGAACGACAGTCATTCTTTGTGACTGGTTTGCCTCGCACACGCGGGGCTTGGTTGGCTCACTACCTTAACACTATGTCTTGCTGTGAGCACGAGCCTGGACTTAGGATAATGGAAGGCACAATGGCTGGTGATCTATGGCCTGGGGTCCTGGGGCCTATAGGCGCTGTAGATTCTAGTTTTCCTCTGTGGGCTAAGCAGGCTTATAACGCCTACGGAGATCGCCCAATAGTGATCATCAACAGAGACCCTCTAGAGGTTATAGAGTCGCTGAAGAAGGAGTTTCCTAGCGGTATAGGCGAGGCCTTTCCATTTCAGTACGGAGATATAATTTCTCAGGCACTCATTGACCTCGAAGGGGTAAGGACCCTGTACACAAACGTCCTAGAGGTGGACTATGAAGACATAGACTCAAGGATAGAGGAGATCGTAAGTCACGTTCTAGGCAATATGCGCTTTAGATTCAACCAGGAAAAGTACGATTACATGAACAGGTTTAAGATTGCCGTTCATCCCCAGAAGTACCAGCGCCTTCTAGACAGCGGTAATATGTCTGGACAAGCAGCCTTGCTCTTTGGGTAAGACCGTATCTAACCCTGTAGTTGTATTTAGTCTCCTCCCTGAATAGGTGATCCTCGTATGTGTCTGACGGGGTAAGCCTATCGAAGTGTTTGTACACGTATCCGTTGTTTACCAGCTCGTATACGATGCGCTCCCCTAGCTTTTTCTTATTGTACCCATAGTCCTTGGCGGCGTAGTCTAGAGTCCAGAACTCAAGGTCGTATGCCCATAGCATGAAGTTTAGTTCCTTTTCGAAAATATCGGAGCTCTTGCAGAAGTCTACCGTGGTGGACCTTAGGTGCTTTAGGTAGTTCTTTTTTACGTACCTTTGATTAAGTCGGGAGAAGTCCCTGAAAAGTTTCTTCCGTGATACTGAACTTTTAGGCATTAAATTATGGATATGGATCACCACGAAGATATGGAGGAAGAGGGCTTTTGGTTCGAAGTCCAAGAGATTTCCTTGGCCATACAAGACCTAGTGAAAAAATACGGAATGGAGGACAGGGTTCTTTCTGCAGTCGTTGTGGGTCTTCTTGAGCCAGTTACGGAGGATGAAAGCAACATGAAGGCCTTCTTCAATTACAATATACAAACAGATGGCGAGCTAGATGCCATAATAGACTTTATGAAAAACTCTTACGTCTCACCCGACGACGACTTAGATCTAGACGATCTTATCGGAGGGCTGGGAATATCATTAAATTAAAATGGACGGACTTATTAGAAAGATCATCATCGGGCGAGACCCGAAGGATGCCATGGCTTATTTCGTGGGAATGCGTGCGGGGAAGGGAAAGGTTAGCGCAATAATAATGGATGAAGAGCACCTTTTTAGGTACAATAAGAAGAGATATCTTGTATATTTGCAGGAGGAAGACGAGTCTCAAGTTTTGTGGAAAGCTGTCGATGACATGCCCTGCATACTTGAGTTCGATCTAAACTTCTAATGAAATGAAAACATTTGATCTTTTCGTTGTTGAATTAAAAAAGAAAATCAATGACACCATCAAGACGGAGAGCGGCCTTGAGATATATGTCGACAACCGCTTCAACGAGTTTAAGCATAGGGTCAATTCTGGCCCTTTGGTTGCTGTTCCTTTTAAGCATGATGTAGGNGCTAAGCCTGGAGACACGCTTTACTTTCATCATCTAGTCGTTTTAAANGAAGGGCAGGTTTTAACTGGTCATGACGATCACTACCTNGTTAGGTATTGTTCTCCAGACATATCTGTTATAAACAATCAGGGAATTGCATACAAGTCAAAAGATACTGGCGAGGTACACCCTATTGGAGGCTGGGTCGTTCTGTCTCCGCACGAGGAAGAAAAGGAGTCAGAGTCCGAGGTTATCGAGGTCGTCAAACTCAAAGAGGATGTCGTGACAAAAGGCGTAGTTGCCTTTGAGTCAGATAAGACAAAAGAGCTAGGGCTGAACCCAGGGGACGTAGTTGGATTTAAAAAGAACATGGACTACAGGTTTAAGATCGACGATGTCGAATACTACCGAGTAGACTATACTGATATTTACTATGTCGAAGAAGAAATTCAAAACGATTGATGCTGCCAAGCGCCTTATGGCGTCAATGGAGTCTGCTATAGACAACATGATTGATGAAATCAAAAAGCCAGTAGACCCAGACATTAACGGCAGCGCTAGAAAAGCAGAGCTTCAATCAATAAAGCAGACTGCAACAGACTGTAAAGAGCTAATCGTTGAGCGTCAGCGATTAGAGCAAATGATTAAAGATTTAAGTACCAATGGATCAATCGAAGAAGCAAAAGACTACAGCGGAGGTTTCGCTGAAAGATTCTCTAAGTGATTGGAAACAAGTGGTTTGGCAATACAATAAAACAGATTACAGGTTCTGGGAAGACTCTTGGAACGAAACGGACAAAGACTAACCGCGAGTATCCCCTCAAGCTTATACCTTGTAGAAAGGGTAACTGGTCACATGTGGGTTCAAGTCCCACTTCGCGGACAAATTAAATATCATGGCTAAAAATCAAACATCAACTTACGTTGAAAAAAAGCGAGTGAAGCGAAAAGGAGTTCACTCCAAGACCAAGCAGTCTAAGAGCAAGTCCTCTAAGATGTACACCAAGCTAAATAGGGGTCAAGGAAGATAATTGTATATTTGCTTTATGACGAAGCGCGACTACAAAAAGGAATACAGAAAGTACGGAAAGGCTCGTGCAGCCAAAAAGTACCGCGCAGAACTTAATAAGTACAACAGAAAGAAAAAGACCTACGGCAATGGAGACGGCAAAGACGCCTCTCATGTCGGATCAAAGATCAAGGGCTTTCTGAAGGCTAAAATCAATAGGGCCAACAACAGGCCCAAAAAGAGAAACAGTAAAGGTTAACGCACTCGTAGCTCAACTGGATAGAGCATCGCCCTTCTAAGGCGAGGGTTCGGGGTTCGAGTCCCTGCGGGTGTACTAAATTAAAAATAATGGCTACTTACATTTGCGACTGCGAAAAAAAACACGAAGAGGAGAAGTCTGGGGTTACGATTAAGTTTGTTGACGGAAAGGCTCAGCATCAAATTCAGTGTCCGTGTGGAAAGCACATGGACCTAAAGAACCCTAAGACTGGAGCTCCTAGCTTTAGAAGCAACAGGTGGGGTCAGGTGTACTGATTAAAAGTCTTGAGCTCCCTTATAGACATAGAGGAATATGATGACCCTGTTATCTCAATTTGTCCCAACGGTTCGCAAGGTGAGATTGTTTCAATCGGTGGGATATTCATTGCACTTCCCGCTCAGCCGCCCAAAAAACAAATTGCAGGATATGGAAGGGCAGACCACCTGCAGCTGTGGGAAAGGATATCTATGCCTCAAGAGCTGTCTAGGATTAAGTCTATGGATGAGTGGGGGGAGACACCCAGGGAGTTTAGACAAAAGTTTCGTCCGTATATCGAAGAGGAGTTTCGCCGTAGGCGTGAAGGCTTTTGGTTTTACAATGCAGGTATCCCTACATATATTACGGGCAGGCACTATATGATGCTACAGTGGACTCGCATGGACATCGGGAGCCCCGACTACCTTGAGTTTCAAAGAGATATATTTATTCATTTCGCAGCGTGTGAGGCAGACCCCAGGTGCATAGGTCAGCTTTACACCAAGTGTCGTAGATCTGGATACACCAACATTTGCTCAGCTGTCCTTTTAGACGAGGCGACACAGGTAAAGGACAAGCTGCTTGGTATACAGTCAAAGACGGGTAAGGACGCACAAGAAAACATCTTTATGAAGAAGGTGGTTCAGATGTTTCGTCACTACCCCTTTTTCTTTAAGCCTATTCAGGACGGTACCACTAACCCTAGAATGGAGCTGGCGTTCAGGGAGCCAAGTAAAAGAATTACAAAGAACAACAAGACCTCACAGACAGGAGAGGCGCTTAACACCGTGGTTAATTGGAAGAACACAACAAACAATGCTTACGACGGTGAAAAGCTACACATACTGTATTTAGACGAAGCTGGAAAATGGGAAAAACCTACAGACATAAGAGACGCCTGGAGGATTCAGAGGACTTGTTTGATCGTAGGGCGAAAAATAGTCGGAAAGGCAATGGTGGGAAGCACCGTAAACCCGATGGGAAAAGGAGGAAAAGAATACAAGGACCTGTGGGGCGATTCGGACCCCACGGAGAGGAACAAGAATGGTAGGACCAGGTCTGGGCTATACCGACTCTTTATATCGGCTGATATGGCTCTTGAGGGCTTTTTTGACAAGCACGGAAGAGCCGTTCACGAGGACCCAGAATCTCCTGTTGAGGGAATAGATGGTGTCGATATAGAACTTGGAGCCCGTACTTATCTGAAAAACGAGAGAGAGGCACTCAAACACGATGCCTCCGAGATGAATGAGATAATTAGGCAGTTCCCTTTCACCACTGACGAGGCGTTTAGAGATAGTATTGAGGGGAGCATATTTAATGTCGGGAAGATATACGAGCAGGTTCAACACAACGACGAGCTGTTTCCCAATCCAGTTGTAACTGGAAACTTCTCCTGGAAGAATGGAGAAAAAGACACTGAGGTCGTTTTTGGTGCAGATCCTAACGGAAGGTTTAAAATATCCTGGATGCCACCTAATGAAGTTAGAAATCAATCTAAATTCCACAGAGGTAAACGTATTGCGCCAAATGCAGAGCTGGGGGTAGGCGGGGTTGACTCTTATGACCTTGACGCCACCGTCGATGGACGGGGNTCTAAGGGTGCGCTACACATGTACAACAAGTTTCACATGGAGCATCCATCNAACATGTTCGTTCTTGAGTATGCGTCCCGTCCTCCTTTAGCCAAGATATTCTACGAAGACGTTCTTATGGCCGCTGTGTTCTACGGTTACCCTATCCTTATAGAGAACAACAAGTACGGCATCGCAAGATACTTTGAATCAAGGGGTTACGATGGGTATCTCATGGATAGGCCTAGGCATCTTATGAGCTCTAGTTCTAAGGTAAACGTAAAAACCAAGGGTATCCCGTCAAACTCTCAGGACGTTATCCAGGCTCACGCTCACGCGATAGAGGCTTACGTTCATGATCACGTTGGTGCTAACTACAATACTGGTGAAGTAGGAAAGATGTATTTTAACAGAACCCTTGAG